TCCGCAACGGCGGCACTAACGATGGTGTTGTTGCCTTCCGTGAAGCTGCCGCGCCTTACCTGAATGATAATTCTGAGGAAGTCGCTGAGTTCGCTGAGATTCCGGTATCCGATCTGAACATCGGTAAGCTGAAGTCCATCATCGGTGTTAAGACCGCTTTGGGTATTCGCGTATCCTGGGAGATGCAGCGTTTCAACAAGATCGATCTTGTTACCCAGCAGACCACCGCGCTTCAGAACACTATGGTTGAGAATGGTGTCAAGTCTGCGCTGGCTGCTTTCGAAGCTGCGAACGTTCCTACTTTGGGTGTTGGCGCTAACTGGGAGGACAACGCGGCGTTCCCTGTTCGTGATATTCGTCAGGCTAAGCGTCTTATCTCTTTGGCTAAGGCTGAGAAGCCTGCTAATGAACCGGATGCGCCGGAGCGCCTTATGGGCTACAAGCCGGACATCATCGTACTGAACGAGGCTACCTTGGATCTGGCGCTGTTCCATGAGTCTACTCAGAAGTTCTACAACGGCAACGCCGCTATCGAGAATCCTGTTTACCTGGGTATCCAGCCTGCAACCCTGGCAGGTTTGCGTGTTGTTACTTCCGCTTTCATCCCGGAGGGTGAGGCTTACATCATGCAGTCTGGCACCGCTGGTTTCGTGTCCGAGGCTGAACCGCTGACCCTGACCCCGCTTTACTCTGAGTCTGGCGAGAATGGCTTTGGTGGTTCCCGTATGTCTTACCGTTCCGATGCTTTCCGCCACCGCGTGGTTGCTGTCGATAACCCTAAGGCTGTTGTGAAGCTGACCGGAATCGAGGCCTAATGCTAGCCAAAGCGTTCTGGGACGATAGGAGCGGCGACCGTGTGGTTAAGTACGCGCCGGGGGATAAGATTGCTGATTCCCACCCTAGGCGCGATTGGCTGATTAAGTCTGGCATTGCGGTTGAGGAAGTTAAGGCTTCTAAGCCTACTAAGGCTAAGGAACCTGTTAAGGCAGAGCCTAAGCCTGTTGAGGATGAACCGGTTAAGGCTGATTCTAAGAAGCCTAAACCTACCGACAGCGCTGAAGCTCACCGCGCGTATTTGAAAGCCCGCAAGGTTGAGACTAAGGGGCTAACCCGTGCGCAGATGATTAAGGTCATCGCCGGGCTAGACGACTAATAGAGAGGGGTGTTTGCCGTGGCACTAGTCACTGTTGAGGATGTGGTTTCACGTCTAGACCCGCAACCCGATCCTGTAACTTATCCGCGTGTCGAGTTGCTGATTGAGGATGCAGAGACTAAGATCCGCACGGCATTCCTCAAAGCCGGTAGGGACTTCGATGCGGCGCTAGTTTCTATCCCGTGGCTTCGGGATGAAGCTACGGCGGTTATTCGTGACATGGTTTCCGCAGCGATCCTTATCGGCGGTAACGCTGGTGTCCGTAGCGTTTCGTCTACGACGGGTTCTGAGTCTGATTCTGTGACTTATGCGGATGTTGATTCGGTATCGTTTGGCGGGGTGCGTTTAACGGATGCGCAGCGTGAAGCCCTTGGGTTGCCGATGGGAGGTTTGGCGCGGGGGAGGTTCCCACGTCCGCGCCGTTGGCCGGAGGTGATTCACCGTGGCTGAGACTGTGATTATTCATGGTGAAGCTGGCGGGGTTGACGACCGTGGTTATCCGATTCCCGGCAAGCCTGACGTGTCTCTGGTGGCTAAATCTGTTCAGCCGCTATCGCAGGAAGAGATTAGCGACATGGGGCGCGATGGTGTGAAAGACGCGCTAAGGGTCTGGGTGCCATCTGGCACTGCCATTAATCCCGGCGATGAGGTCACGATTCGCGGGCTTCGCTACTCGGTTGTGAAGAACGGCTGGGATTGGGGAAGTGCACGCCGTCCACGCCTTGCTTCCCATCGCCCTAGCTTCGTCTTTGAGTGCGTGAGGGGGTCTGGCTAGTGGCTAAAGCAGGTAAGGCTTATGTACGGATTCCTGATTCGTTCTTTGAGGCGATTGAAGCCGATCATTTAGATGAGCTTGAATCTACCGCTAAAGCGGTAGCTAAACGGATGGAGTCTGACGCTAAGCAGCGTCTACCGAAGTCCAGTGTTGACCCTGAAACGATGGTTGTGATGACTAGGAACGATAAGGGACGCGCGGTCGCTATCGTCTACCTGCAACACCCTGGCGGCCTGGCACTACAGGCGCGGCATGGTGTTATGACTCGCGCCGCCGTTGAGCAGGGTCTTGATGTTCGACGTTATAAGGGGTGATGAATGTTTATTCAACGTGATGCACCCCTAGACGTTTTAGACGTGCTACAAGCCGCCCCGTTCCTTGACGGGGTTAAGATCACCACCAACACTAATCACACGCAGAGTATCCATGATGGGCCTTATGTCATTGTGGCATCTGATGGCACCCCCTCGGGTGGGCGTGCAACAGCGACTGAGCTTGTGCGCGTGAGTGTGTTTTCTAAGTGGCGACCGGAGGCCAGGAGCCTGGCGGCGTGGATTGAAGCATACCTTCTAGACCCTACTCGCGTTACAGGGTTTGCCCCTGCCCCTGGAAATAATTTGTTCGTAACCGATGACCCTACTACTGGGGGATTCACCGCGTCCGTTGGCGTAAGGCTTGCGGGCACTAAGATTGGAGTTAAGTAAATGACTGCACCTGTTGGAGATTCTGTCCGCTCTCGTAATATTAACCTGTGGAAGGATGCCGAGGTTTGGGTATCCGATGATGACGCGGCAACCGTAGCGTCTGACGGTTCGTTCGGCGCGGATTGGGCATTCATTGGCCTGCTGGCTGAGGGTTCCGCTGTGGGCCGTGAGCAGGACGCAGACCGCAACGACATCAACAGCTTCGGTGGTAAGAAGCAGATGACTGACGTTGTGTTCCGTAAGGACACCCGCACCTTTGACGCTATCGAAGATAACGCCACCACCTATGAGCTGCTGTGGCCGGGTTCTACGTATGTTGAGAACGGCGTGTCTGTGAAGATGACCCCGCGTGAGGCTGCGTCTAAGGTTGTTGCGTTTAAGACCGTCAATTCTCACGGTGATGTTCACATTGATATTTCGCGCCGCAAGGCTGATATTTATGCGACCGCTGAAGAGAAGTCGGACGATGGAGCAGAGACTAAGTCTTTCACTGTTGATGTGATGGCTGATGATTTTGACGCGCTGTATGACCATCTGCGTATTCGTAACGATGGCACTACTGTTAACCAGCCTGTTGCACCTATCCGCATTGAGGGTGTTACTGAGGTTGGCGAGATTGTTGATGCCCCTGCGGGCGTTTAAAGTCCCGCCGCTTGTTTTGGGCTAGTCCTATATCAGGCGTGGGCGTGGGGTGCTGGTAGCCACTGGGCAGGTTCGAGTCCTGCCGCCTCTACTTGGCCGGTTCGTGCATGAGCGGAGATGCAACGAGCTTGGCCTTTTAGCTTTTATCCGCAATCCGCAACTTGGAGGAACAACATGACTACACGAAAGACCACTAAGGATACCGAATCCACCACTAGCGAGGTGGAGCAGGAAGTGCTCGAAGAAAAGGGCGCGCAGGACAACACTTTCACCGCCGAAGTGCTGGGTGAGGAACGTGAGTTTGTGAACCTGATTCATGGCCGTCAACCTATCGAACTGGCGTTCCTGTCTAACGAACGCACCGCGGCGAAGTATCTACCAACTTTGGTGGAGAAGATTCTAGGCGAAGATGTGCTGTTTGACCTCATGGAAGAGGGCGCGCAGATGGATGACCTGGCCGCTATCGTTAGTGGCTGGGGTGCGTCGATTAAGGGAAAAGGTTCTTCCTCCCGCAAGTAGATGAAGATGGGGAACAAGGCCCCTCTTTTTATGAAAAGGTGCTCACGTATGAGCATTTGGTGGAGGCTGATTTTCAACAGTTTTACCACCTGGATTATCGGGATGTTTACCGCGATAACGGGGGTGTGTCGCGCATGACGTGGCGGCGCTGCCTGTCGTTGGCTGAACAGTTGCCGATGGAATCCCGGTTCAAGTCTGAACTAGAGGATCGCTACCCGATGGATTACCCAGCGATGCAGCTATTCCGCTTGGAACAAGTGTTTACAGGCAAACAGTCGCCCCTGTGGGATATGCGCCGTAAACAGCGGGATGAGTTTGAGCACCGCCAGGCACTGTTGGCTAAACGTGAGATGGCTCGTGCGCATAACGCTAAGTATTTGGCGCGGCGCGAAACGGAAGGAACATAGATAATGGCTACTGCTACCGGCTGGGGCGCGCTCCCCATATCACTGTCTTTTGGTGACTCTATTAAGAATCTGGTGGCGGAGCTTAATGGGCCTGTCGCTAAGGCCGCTAAGAACGCGGGCGGGTCGATTGAGAAAGAGATCGGCAACGCCGCGAAGCAGGCTGCTGACCGCTACGAGAAGCAGCAGTGGCGGATGGAAAAGGCCACTAAGGAAAAGACAGCGGCGGAAGAGAATCACCGCCTAAAGCTGTTGGAACAGCAGCGTGCGCAGACCGCGCTTGAAAATGCCGAAAAGGATTTGGCGGATGCTCGTGAGGTCGGTGGCAAAAAGGCGCGTGATGCACAGCTGCGTTATGAGGCGGCGCAGATTAAGGTCGAAAAGGCCACGATTGCGACCCGTAAAGCATCAGATAAGCTCGATGACTCTATAGCTGAGGTGTCTAAGGCTACCGAGTCTGCTGAGCAGGCGTTCAAGGACATGGAGAAAGCCCAGGAGGATTCCAATAAGGAGTCCTCGAAGATGGGCGGCATGTTCGAGGATCTGTCCGGTAAGGCAGGCAAGCTCGGCGGCGCGCTGAAGGACGTCGTGGGCAAGGTTGGCCCTCTGGCGGCTGGCGTTGCTGGCGCTGCGTCTATCGGTGAGGTTATTTCACTGGGCCAGGAGGCCACATCGTCTATTGATGGGCTTAATCGTGAGCTTGGCTTGACGGGTGATGAAGCCCGCGTGATGGGCGATGAGGTTGGTGAGGTTCTTCGCTCTGGTGTTGTAGGCAGTGTGGAAGAGGCTGCTGATGCTGTTGGCGCGTTGAAGTCTAACTTTAAAGACTTATCCGATGAGGATTTGTCTGAG